ATAGGGGGACCCCTGATGAATTTTTACGTCTTATCCCCTTACTTCGACGTCCTCGCCCAGAGGAACCCAGCCTAGCGGTTATTACATATCTAACCCGATTGATGGCAATGAGTCGCACTCGTCACACGGCACTTCGCATTGATGTGCGTTCACGGGAGACACAACGGTCTGACCCACCCACCTGAGTGGAGAACCGAACCCGTGGCACATACTACTTAACCCCAATGACGCCCGACTAGGAAAAATGAAACCAACACACGTAGATAGCCGGTTTAATGACTGGGCTCCGTCAGTGCCATAAAGGCAAGTTACATGAATTTAGTCAAGGACCCCAAGGCACCAATGGCACCGCCGGAGTAATACCCAGAAGCCACCGTCTTGGCAACTTTGAGGGTCTTATTTCCCAAGCTCCACCACCAGTTCTTGTCCTTCTTCTTCAAGAAGTTCAACACGCATTCTTTGTCACAGGCAGACGGTTTGACTCTAGTAGCATCATTAGCAATACCCAAATTACTGTTAGGGCACCATTCCATTATCGAGGTGGCCCTATACTGTATGCCGGTAGCTGCAGGAAGGCCAATGGCCACCACTAACAGACAATTATAGTCTGAATCATCAGCTGCGACATTTGGGTTATTCACTTCTGAATACCGAGAATCAAAATCCCCGGGCGACCATCGCACCTCAAGAGGTGCCATAAGAGCCTGGGAAGCGCTGACACTCTCACTACACAATGGTATCATAGCATTTGGCGATAAATTAAGCCCGGACCTTACGGCCCTAGCATTTACAACGCCAAAATAAATGGTACCAGTGCAAGTATTGGGAGCGGCAACAGGTCTGACTGTGGCACAAAATGCACCACATCTGGTTTTGGAAGCATTGGTATTTAAGAACGTCAAGCCGGGAAAGTTGGTGTTATACGCAGTAACTACACCCACTCCTCCATCAGCCACGCCATACTCCACGCATCCTTGAGTGCCTGGTCTCCAGATCATCACAGTAGCAGTTTGGCCAGCCACGGTGCCGACTGTATTAATGGTATTGAACCGATTAATATAGCCGGCATCACCAGGATAGACGGTTGGTACAAGATCAGCACCACACGGGTCGGAATACATTACTGCAGCCTCCAGTGCGGCGCGATCAAGAGTGCCAGCCTCTATCTGCTTATACATGCCAAACGCCTTCTTCTGATACTTTGATGTTCCAGCCTTGGACTTCTTCACGTCACTCTTTTTATTCTTCGCCATGTTGGTAAGTTCACTTTATTCGAGTATTAAATCCTGTCTGAGATCTAACGGCTGGGCGGCAAGGAGGAGGGAGCTCAATTCCTCCTCCATAGCAATTTGGACTGGGGGACTAAGTCCAAACGCTTTTTCAAAGCTCAGACGTGTGTCCGCTGTTATCACACGCTCAACTGGCGCATATCCCGCCGCCAGCTGAATCTTCATCTGGTGTTGCTTGCCAGTGAAGTCTGAAGTCCACTTACCAGTTGAACCTTGTCGCACACCTAGCGCATGGTAAGCCTGTAGGATGGGAATGCCCGCCGCCATGGACAATCCACACAACCCCACATTCCTTATATGAACCCGATAGTCCTGGAACTCATCTACCTTGGAATTCCCGCAATAATCAGTGTTCAACACCTTACGGTAATCGCGCACCAATATCCACCCATCAGGCCCATACACAACCTTCGCTTGACAAAATTCCACCTGCTCGGGAACACGAGCAGGGGGCTCGACCTTCATCCGGAGGCCCCACTGTAGGTACCACTCCGGGAGGACCGAAAGCTCAGCCAACTGGTTTTCGGGCACAAACATAAGGAGATCATCACCGTCATTCAATACATCACCATCAATACCATGCTCACGGAAAAATAACGCCGCAAGCAAGCACGAAATAAGGCAATTGCCTAAGGAAGTATTCTGATCACCAGAACAACGCATAGCGCCGATCCTGGCTTTCACACATCCATCCCTACACAATGCCCTACCCACATTATTCAATTGCTGTTTGAGCAGCGCAGGAAGAAGTCTATCCCCAGGGAATAACTTGGTATAAACCGAGTGTTCCATTCTAAGTAAAGTCTCCCCAATCGACTGATCAAACCTGGAGGCATCCAGTCCCACGCAAACCCATCCAGGTTTAAGCTTTTCAACTATAAGTTGAGCTTTTTCCTGTTGGGTGCGGCCCTTGGCTATTACTGGGACGCCCTTGAACAATGATGGCAATGCTTCAAACAACGGGTGTTCAATCGCTAATGTATAGCGCCCTAGCAGGTAGTTAAATTCGTAGGACCGTGGGCTAATGATCCTTGGAACCTGCCGCTTGAGGTGTTGAGTGGCCTCTGTTTTCACAAAGAAACCAATCTTTGACAACTCAGTAAGTGTACGGGGAGCGTCCCTCAACCGCTTGAGGGCCGTTTCATATGCCGTCCTTTTGGAGCCGGACCTGGTGCGAAGAAACTCAGCACCGGACACTCGGCTGCAATGACCAACACTTGAAACCAGCATATCCACCAACTCCCCTGCATCACTCATGTTCCTACGGCATTGTGGTCTGGTGGTACCTCTTTCATCAAGGAAAAACACCCTCTCCTTCATACCAGACACCACATTATCTACACTGCTATCGAATGGCCGCACAACCCTACTACTGTAGGGGTGGACAGTGCGCCAATAGCCCCCTTCCCTAGACCGCAGCGGTATCCACCGTTTGACGTGCATGGCCCTCACCTCTGGCGCATGCGACACTAACGTCATTGGCAACACCTTACCGCGGCCCCATTAGCAGTTCTGCGCCCGCCTCATCCAGCCAAACAAGAGGCCAGCCTCCCTCTCCAATTGGGCACGACGATCCACGGCGGATACGGCGAACACGGCATTAACCATGTCCTCAAGATTTTCCAGCATATGCGCCTTGCGGACATTATGTTCCGTCATAAGACGGACCATGTAAGCCCTTGCCAAAGCAGCATTATAACTGGAATAGCCCTTATACCCGTAGTGGACCCTAGCCTCTGAAACTATACTAGCATAGTAATTGGTCAAGGGGACGCCATCCATTCCCGTATGCTTCTCTTTGCGGGCGCGCCTGCGCGCAGCCGGTCCCCTGCGCCCTAACCCGGGGGGTGCATCATTATCTTCAGCACCCACATCAGCCTCCTCCTCGTCTGTGTCTTCATCTGGCACATACTCTACAGCCTTGCTCTGTAGTTCCATAGCCCTTTCCTTGCCGGTTAATGAATGGTCCATAACCTCCATTAACCGCCAAAGCCGGGGCACGTACCTATAGGCAAGGTATCCAGCAGTGCAGACACCACAGACCATCACGCCAAGTTTAAACCCCTTACTAATGACGCCAATAGCGCCATCAAGCTGCCTCTCGGCGGCCCCCAAGTCAAACGTGGCCATAACCCGATTGCAGGAAGTTACTGTTTACGCCCTTTCGGTACGCCCTGCCTTGCAAACCCCACTGTCTAGTGGAGAGACGTGCGATATGGAGGTCACCCACAATTATCAAAAGTGCTAATGTTCCTCAAAGAGCAGCGTAGCACAATAGCCG